ACCTTGCAGACGATGCCGCATTTAGTGGTGCTGACCAAGTAGACATCTTAGCACCAAATCCATCAAAGCTAGATGGTCCTAGAGATTCAGCTGTTGCTTCAAGATTGAACTTGTTAACCGACGGCTCAGTTGTATTTAATCTAGACGATACCGCTGCTCAATTTATCAACTTTGGATCTGTTAAACAGAGCAGCGCAGCAGTGCAGTACTCTGGTTTAAAGACCATCGGTGGAATTGTTCCAGCATCTCCGATTTATGTTGTACAGAGTGGCTCAAAACTTACTAAATTCTGGTCTGACGGCCATGTCCAGATTTTGGTGAAGGTTAGAACAGCCGGAGCATTTATTGACAGTGGTAACGTAACAGCTTTTTCACGCAAGTGGGGGCAAACCTATTCACACTTTGACGTAAACCTTGCAGCTGGTGGCGAAAGTAACGCTGCTCTTTCAACCGCTCTCGACTCTAATATTGTTCTTTCAGAAGCAAATGCTGCTTTATTATCAACTAAAGTTACTATTACTTTTGGAGACACTACTCTTGACCTCAACAATGGTAATGGATCTGTAGCTTACAAAGGAACTATTGCGCTTAGTGGCGATTGCACACTTCAAGAAGCATATCAATATCTACAGTATATAACTCGCGAGAACAGTACAACTACTCTTAATAGCATCCCTGGCTGGCGCTACCGCGTGCTTAATGCAGCTTATACAGAAATTCCATCTGCCCCGTTCGGCACTTTTGCTGGTGGTACTTTCTTCGTAGCACGCGGTTGGGCACTTACGGGTGTATTAGGTTCAGAGTCTACACGTTATCAATTAATTGATCATTCTGGAACAACTCAAATACCTCCAACTCTAGTAGGAGTTACTGTTGGTAATTTAGTTGCCGGTGACCGTGTGTTAGTAGCACGAGCAGACGGTGGCGGTGTTATTCTTAAAGATGAGTACACCCCCGTAGCTGCAAGTTCTGGAGCAACAGCCCTTACGGTTGTTGAATCTATCAAAACTGATACACCGAGTGCAGGTGTTATCCGAATCAAAGGACAGCGTTATACATACACAAGTTACACTGCCGGAACAAAAACTTTTAATGGATTATCACCGGGTTTAGCTTCTAATATAGTTACAGCCGATGATGTTTTTGTACCTTATCTTGATAAGGTAGCAGCAAGCACTTCTGAGTCAGTAACATTTATTTATAGCAGCAATTTTACTGCTCGTGTAGATGTGCGTAATGGTTCTGGCGGAAGTCCTATTATTCCCTTCAACACATTATTGTCTGTTACCAATGCAGGTGCTTCTGTTAATGCGAGCCGTAACAGTGACGTTTAATTATGGCGTATTATATTGCCCCATTTACATTTAATTTCCAAACTTCGTTTATAGAAGTTGACTCTGGTGCAATAGATGTTGATTGCGGTACTTTATATAGTGCTATTAAATTAGCTCAAGCTAGCGAGGAGGGCATATTATATGCAAGAATTGCAGCAGGATCAGGACTCTCAATACTTGGTCCAGGAGTCCAAGTTGGCCTCACCGTCGAATTATTGGGGGCGTGGCAACTTCGTTTTCCAGCAGGTAATTATATCGCCAGAGTTGCAGGAGGAAATCTTGTTGGAGGACCCGGAGGAGACCCAATCGCTTATACCCCAGGCGTCCAAGCTCTCTTAATTCAAAGTGCTGCCTCTACAATTGTTACAACTGGCGGTTCTGCCTTAACAGCACAAGAATCTGCTAAGTTAATGAGCCTGCCGTCTGATGCCCTAACTACACCCAAATTTTTAGCACTTAAATAAGGAATATCATATGTTGGAATTTGCAGCTAGTGGATTATTGGGCAGCTTATTTGGCGGATTGTTCCGATTTGTCGGGAATAAACGGGCTACAACCAATGGTACAGATTAGTAAGAATGGTGGAGCTTTTATTTCAGTTAACAGGACAATAACAGGACTAAATAATGGAGTCTATTCAATAAATCTAACCGCACAGGACACAGATACAGAAGGTGAATTAACAGTGGTGGTGACAGACCAGTTCGGCGTAGCCGATAACACAATAGTTTTTTGTACCATAGTAGATCAGTACCTAACCAAAACAGAATTCTTGGCACTACAATGATTACATTTATCGAATATCTTTTAGAAAAAGATCCTTGCTGGAAAAATTACCGGCAGCTTGGCACGAAGAAAAAGAATGGCAAAGAGGTGCCAAACTGTATACCCGAGGAAGTTGACGAGGCTACATACCAAGGTAGAGAAGTTCCTCTAAACAAGCCCATGAAGGGCGATGTAAAAAAATCTAAGGTGTTTGTTGATACAAACGGAGACGGTGAAGCAACAAAGGTAAACTTCGGTGACAAGAACATGACTATAAAGAAGCATATTGCTTCTCGTAGAAAAAGTTTTCGAGCAAGGCACAACTGCGACAATCCGGGTCCAAAAGATAAAGCACGTTTTTGGTCATGCAAAGCATGGTGAAAGGAAACATAATGGAAAATCAAATCAAAGATCTAATCTACTCAATTGCATCGGGTGATGCTGCGGAAACAGAAAATAAATTGAACGCAATCATGTCACAGAAAGCAATGGCTGCTCTGGATGATATGAGGATCAATGTTTCAAACTCAATGTTCTCACAACAGGTACAATCAGAAGAATGAAATCTTTCATCTCTTATGGAAAGCCAGCTCATTTTATCAAAAACACCTTAGTATTAGATGGTGAAGTGGTGGGTAAATTTGTTGGGCTAAAAGAAGCACAGGAATACTGTAACTCCTTGCACATGAGTAGTGTGTTGGTGGATGAACTTTCTTCAAAGGACCCAGTAGTTCTATCAGAAGAAAAGATCGCATTTACCCTCGCTGAACAAGTTGAAGTAAGAGTGACAGAAACAATGGTTAACTCATTCAAGAATCTATTGGAAACGAGGAAATTTGCTCCATACAACTCTCTTATTGCTCTAAGAGAACAAGCAAAAGATCTTAGTCAGTTTCCGGGTAAGATAGAGTACGAAATGAATGATGGGAGCAAAGTTTTATTAGACATTGAAACAAACCTTCAACTAAATAAAATAGTAGATCTTCGAGAGTCTAATGATCTAATAATGTTCATGACGCAGACGTCAGCTAATTTCGTCATGTGCGTAGAACTGTTAATAGAGGACAATAATGCCAACTAAAAGAATTTTGAGACTAACAAACACCGAAGCCTTGGTAAAGGTAGACGGCACTGTTGGCTCTGTAACTATTGATCTTCAAACAGATTTGAAACTTGCAACAGAAGAACTTGTGGGTAATCAACAAGTAAACATTGTTCTTATGCAAGTTGCTGGCAAAACCAATTCTGTTTTGAGTGTAGCACGTAATGGTGTAAATTTGTGGGACCTCCAAGCCGGTTCTGCTCTATGCGTAAATCTACTTGATATTGGCGGCGCTAGTGATTCAACAGAAAACACAAGCGACATAGTAGTAACTAGTTCTGGTGCCGAAGGGCAACTTGTGCTAAAGTTGCGTAAAGTGTCGGGGTACAAGACACTGATTAGAACAGAACAATCAGGAATCCAGGAGCCAGTAACACCATGAACTTCCTACTAGATTCACAAGGCACCGACAGCACAGTCAAGGTATTGACTGAAGCAAAAGACATGTCGGGCGAAAAGAAATATTTCATCGAAGGCATCTTTGCACAGTCTGAGAAACAAAATCGCAATAACAGAATCTATTCCAAACCAGTTTTGGAAAAAGCTGTTGCAGCTTATCAGCCAATGATTGAAGCAAGACGCGCCTTGGGTGAACTAAATCATCCTCCACACCCAAACGTCAACCCAGAGCGTGCTTCTCACCTTATTGAGAAACTCGTATGGGAAGATAATAACGTAATGGGAAGAGCAAAGATTCTAACAACCCTACCTATGGGCAAAATTGCCAAGGGTTTGATTGATGAAGGTGTTAGTTTTGGTGTCTCTACAAGAGGCATGGGCAGCATTTCTGAAAAGAATGGCGTAAAACTAGTTCAAGATGACTTTGTTCTAAACACTATTGACTTGGTAAGTGACCCCAGCGGAATTGATTGCTGGGTTGAGGGTATCATGGAAGGCAAAGAATGGGTATTTGATGCTTCTTCCGGTAACTGGGTTATTGCAGAAACTATGCAAAAGACAGTAAAAACCATGTCTGCTAAGAGCCTGCAAGAACAGAAACTAATGTTGTTTACTAAATTCTTGGAACAAATCAAGTAAATTAGAAAAACAGATTGTTATAAATACTTATAGAATATTCATAGGAGACCTCGATGTCTGTAGAAAACACCATCCAGAAACTACTGGAAGAATCAAAAAAGATTAAGCAACTAGATGAAGCCAACGAAGTTGTTCCAGCTCATTCTGGTGATGAGCCTTCAAACAAGAAAAACATGAAGGTTGATCAGAAGGAAGCAGAGGGTGGTACTTCTAAGAAGGCAAATCGTGTTACTCAAGGCGCAGTTGCTCCAGAGAGCGCAGCCAAGCTAGAAAACGAAGAGCAAACAGAAGACGAAGTAATTGCAGAAGACGAAGCCGTTGATATGTCTGCTGACGTATCAGCTCTATTCAATGGCGAAGACGGTCTAACCGAAGAATTCCGCCAAAAGGCAGAAACAATTTTTGAAGCAGCTGTAACAAGCCGCATCAAAGAAGAAGTAGCTCGTATTACAGAGGCTCTAGAAGCACAGTACGAAACTAAGCTACAAGAAGAAATTGAAAGCACAGTTGAGGGTTTAGTTGAACACGTTGATGGATACCTTAACCTAATGGTTGAGCAGTGGATGGAGAATAATGAAGTTGCCCTTGAATCTGGTATGAAATCTGACATTCTTGAATCGTTTGTCGGCGGGCTGAAGAATCTTTTTGAACAACACTATATTGAAGTTCCGGAAGAAAAATTCGACCTAGTCGGTGAAATGGAATCTGAGATTGAAACATTGAATGCTAAACTAGACGAGACAGTTGCTAAGAACGTAGAGCTACACAAGGCTCTAAACGAAAGCGCTCGTGAGTCTATTGTTGCAGAAGCATGTGAAGGTCTTAGCGATGTTGAAGCCGAAAAGCTACAAACGCTAGCAGAAGAAATCAGTTTTGAAGACTCTGAATCGTTCGCACAAAAAATGCAAACAATTCGTGAAAATTATTTTGTAAAGAAGGCAGCTAAGGTTGAAACTCCTTCAATCCTAGCAGAAGAAACCATCCAAGAGGAAAAAGCTGTACCTGCATCAATGCAGGCTTATGTGAAAACAATCAGCTCTCTTATCCGTTAATTTTTAACAAAGGAAAACGATTATGACAATCGACCGTAAAGCCCTAGCAGCAAAGTGGGCACCAGTTCTAGAGCACAGCGATCTACCAAAGATCACTGATAGCTATCGTAAGGAAGTTACTGCCGTTCTACTAGAGAACCAGCAACGCGAAATGGGCAAGGCTCAGCAACTAACTGAAGATGCACCAGCTAACAGCTCTGGTTCTTTCCCTGATTCAAACGGCGTAGCTAAGTTTGATCCAGTTCTAATCTCTCTAGTTCGTCGCTCAATGCCAAAGCTAATCGCTTATGACATCGCTGGCGTACAGCCTCTAACACAGCCAACAGGCCTAATCTTCGCAATGAAGAGCAAGTATTCCACACAAGGTGGCGACGAGGCTCTATTCAACGAAGCTAACACCGAGTTCTCAGGTGTAAACGGTGCTGGTACACAAGCAGCTTATGATTTTGCTGACGGTGCTACAAACGTTACTGGCGTTGGTATGTCTACAGCAGCTGGTGAAGCTCTTGGTACTGGTGGTGCTAACCCTGACTTCAACCAGATGGCATTCAGCATCGAAAAGATTGCTGTTGAAGCCAAGACACGTAAGCTAAAGGCTGAATACTCTCTAGAACTAGCACAAGACATGAAGGCAATTCATGGTATTGATGCTGAAGCAGAACTATCCAACATCCTAAGCGCAGAAATCCTAGCCGAAATTAACCGTGAAGTAGTTCGTACAGTTTACAACACCGCTAAAGTTGGTGCTGTAGCTGGTACAACAGCAACTGCTGGTACTTTCGACCTAGACGTTGACGCTAACGGTCGTTGGTCTGTTGAAAAGTTCAAGGGTCTAATGTTCCAAATCGAACGTGAAGCCAACGTAATTGGTCAACAAACACGTCGTGGTCGCGGCAACTTTATTATCTGCTCTGCAGACGTTGCTTCCGCACTACAAATGGCTGGTGTTCTAGACTATACACCTGCTCTAGCTGGTAACGCAGGCCTAACAGTTGATGACACATCAACAACATTTGCTGGTGTTCTAAACGGCAAGTACAAGGTTTATATCGATCCATATACCGCTAACGGCGGCGCTAACCCACAATACTTTGTAATGGGTTACAAGGGCGCTTCAAGCACTGATGCTGGTCTATTCTACGCACCATATGTTCCACTACAAATGATGCGCGCTGTTGATCCTAACAGCTTCCAGCCAAAGATTGCTTTCCAGACCCGTTATGGCATGGTAGCAAACCCATTCAGCCAAGGTGCCAATGCAGTAACAGGCGCACTAACAGCTAATGCTAACGTGTATTACAGAAAAGTTCGTGTAACCAATATTCTTTGAAACACATACTTTTTGAATGAAATAGGCTAGAAATAGCCAGAAAACCGGCTCATGAGCCGGTTTTCTATTGCTTGAACATAACGTTCTTATAAATAGAAATGAACCTCGCGGGACTGCAATCCCCAGGCTCTCTAGTCAACACCACTAAAAGGAGTCTTTATGACCAGCTCATCTATTTATTACGTTTATGCCTACATCAGATCTGATGGAACCCCTTATTATATTGGAAAAGGGAAGGGCAAACGAATGTACTCTACAAACCATCCTGGTATATTTTTGCCACCAAAACAACGAATTGTGATCTTGGAAAGTAATCTTACTGAGATAGGAGCTCTTTCTTTGGAAAGAAGATACATAAGGTGGTTTGGTAGAAAAAACAATAAAACTGGAATCTTACAAAATAAAACCGACGGTGGCGAAGGATCTACTGGAATGGTTGTAACACAAGAAACAAGAGAAAAACAAAGAAGAGCAAAACTTTATTTGAAGTCTATTACGTTGTACTTCTTGAACTGCTCTAAAAGAATAAGATTGAGCGATCCTTTGATCGAAGAATTTTTGTCGCAAGGTTGGCTACCATACAAAACAAAAGATGATGTTGAATACATCAAGGCTGTAACTAACAAAAAACGTTCTGTTGCTTTGTCTGGTAAGAAAAAAGTGTCATACACTAAATCAGAAAAACAATACCAAAGTGCAATAAAAGCATCGCAAGCAGCAGCAAAAGCCAAACTAGGTTCTAAAGCATACAACAACGGTGTCATTGAAAAACGATGCAAAGAACATCCGGGCGAAGGATGGGTACTTGGCGGGCTGAAAAGAATAAATACTAATAGGAGCTTAGACTCCGATACTAGCGCAAGCTAGTTTTATACCCAGGGCAACCCCCTGGGCTTTTTCATTACTAAATACAAGTAAAGGAAATCTTATGGCTACACTTTCTTGTCCTTCAAGTGATCTTAATTTCTTGAGCCCTAATGGGTTCATTCTTAGCATTGAACGCTTACCAAAGGTAACCTTCTTCTGCCAACAAGTAAACCTACCCAGCATTAGTTTAGCTGGTTTAGAAACTCCAACCCCCCTATCTGTTATCAAGATCCCATCAGAGAGACTTGAGTTTAGTGACTTACAGTTGCAGTTTGCTATTGATGGGCAGATGAACAACTGGGTTGAAGTTTACAATTGGATGAAGGGACTGGGATTTCCTGAGACTTCCACTCAATACACAACCGAGAACATGTTGAGAGGTTTTTCAGAATCATCAGAACTTGCAAACAACTATTCCGACGCAAGGCTAATTGTTCTTGGTCCAAATAACACACCCGTAAGAACCTTCTCATTTGTTGATTGTTATCCCACTCAACTTGGTGGTGTGGAATTTAGCTCAACTAACACCGATGTGCCATACGCAACAGCAAGTTTAACTTTAGAGTATTCTTATTTCAAACTTGACTTAACCTAGTTGTCTGTTACAATACAATTTTTAGTCGTATTGTAACTATGAACATAGAACAAATCAATGAGCTATGGGCTGCTGATTGCGGCATTGATCGAAACAAGCTAACAGAGGAAACACTACGCTCTGCTAACTTGCATCAGAAGTACCTTGAACTGCTAATGCAATGCAAGAGCAAGCTAATTAAATTGTCATCTGACTACCTTGAACTAAAAGAGCTCAAGACAAGGTATTACAACGGCGAGCTCACTCAGGAAGAGCTACAAGAGCACAATCTAAAGCAGTACCAGGGTCTAAAGCCACTAAAGAGCACCATGGGCGAAAAACTTGATAGCGACTCGGACATCATAAAAGTGAAACTGAAGATTCAGTACATGGAGAACATGCAGTATCAGCTAGAGTCTATTCTTCAGCAGATAAAAGGCAGAGATTGGTCTATCAGGAATTTTATAGAGTATAGTAAGTTTTTATCGGGCAGTTAAGATTTGCGTAATGACAAGTGAGATGTTCCTTGTGCACCTAGGACCCACCCATTAGAAAGAAATGTTTGAAGTTCATTGGCAGGGACCTTTTTTCGTTCTAGTGGATTATCTTTTTTAGATATTAGTTTAAGACCTATGTTTGCTTTGCGGATGTTTTCTTTATGAGAGTTTGACTGCTTTATACCTGATCTTGACTTTGACATTTTTTCTTTAGTTACATCAGAAACAATTCTATTCTTTTGGTATTCACTAATTTTCCTCCTGTGCTCTTCGGTAAACTTAACACCCAATTTTGCTTTTGAAATTTTTTCACCTGCAATTTTACCAGGACCTTCTCTCCATTCTTTAGAAGATTTTGTTTCTGATATGTGTTGCCCAACATTAGTAGCACCTGAGCCATAACCATCAATAATGTTCCGTAAAATTCCACCAGAGTGTTTGCAACCCCACCATCTCAAATAAAATCTCTCTAAGGCTAACGCACCAACTTCCGATAAGTTAGTTTCTAAAAAAATTATATAGTTTCTGTTATTGGGTACAGGTACACTATGTTTTCTATATGCACGGTTACCTTTTCCTTTTCCAATGTAATATGGTGTTCCGGCTTTTGCAGTTGCTGTATCTTTTGATCGTATATAAGCATATACATAATAAATAAATGAGCTGGTCATAAAGACTCCTTTTAGTGGTGTTGACTAGAGAGCCTGGGGATTGCAGTCCCGCGAGGTTCATTTCTATTTATAAAATACTAGTTTTCAAAATTCGTGGCAGGAACGTAGACTAAATACCCAGAGTGTAAAAATTCTGGGTATTTTCATGAGTCTAGTGATCTCCAAGCTGAACGAAGCAACATTACAAGTAACATCAGATGACTTTGGCATAGAGCAGGAACTGTGCGACTTCTTCACCTTTCCCGTTCCTGGGCATCAGTTTATGCCAACATTCAAGGCAAAAATCTGGGATGGAAAAGCCAAACTTTTTGACATACACCGAAAGACTTTGCCTGTTGGGTTGCTTGAGTACGTACAGAAGTTTGCAAAGGACAACGGTTACGAGTGCAAATCGTCTTTTGAAGAAGTACATTCTGACTCGAAAGTGTCTTTAGAAGAAGTACGACATTTCATTGATTGCCTCAATATACACACTAAGGGCAAGAAGATTGAGCTGCGGGACTACCAAGTAGACGCAATACACAGAGCAATTAACAAAGAACGAATGTTGGCTTTATCCCCAACTAGCTCGGGCAAGTCCGCGATCATTTATGTCTTTGTTCGTTGGCATCTCGAATTTGGCAGACGCATTGTACTCATGGTACCAACAACATCATTGGTATCACAGATGTTCAGTGACTTTGAAGATTACGCATCAGAAGATGATTGGGATGCAGACGAGTTTTGTCATCAATTGTACTCGGGTAAAGATAAAGAAACAGACAAACCTGTTCTCATAACAACCTGGCAGTCAATCCATTCCATGACAAAGAACAAGAAGGCGTTGGACTTCTACAAAGAGTGGGATGTGTACATTGGTGACGAAGCGCATAGGTTTGCGTCAAACTCGTTGCAACAAATCTCCTCTAAGCTCATTCGAGCACGATATCGTCTGGGTACTACAGGTACAATACAAGATGCTAAGGTGTCTAAGTTATCACTAGAGGGATCCTTTGGTCCCGTGTATCGGGTGATAACAACAAAGGAGTTGATGGATGCTAATCAGGTAGTAAAACTAAACATCAAGTGCCTACTACTAGATTATGACGAGGAGACAAGAAAACTTCTTAAGGGTGCCGACTACCAGAAAGAGATTGACTACATTGTTTCAAACGAAAAGAGAAACAGATTTATAGTCAAACTTGCAAAGGCTTCAAAGGGTAACACTCTTATACTGTTTCAGTTCGTGGAGAAGCAAGGCAAGCCTTTATATGACATAGCAAAAGAACTTTGTGGTGAAAGACCTTTGTTCTACATATCAGGCGAAGTAACCACAGAGGAAAGAGAACGTATTCGTAAGGTACTAGATACACATGATGACGCAATTGTTATCTGTTCTTATGGAACAACATCAACTGGAATCAACATTCCCAGCATTGAGAACATAATTTTTGCTAGTCCAACAAAGAGTAAGATACGGAATCTACAGTCTATTGGTAGAGGATTGCGTCTTAAGGAAGGTAAAGAGTCTTGCAAACTGTATGATATAGCAGACAACTTTTCTATAAAGTCAAAGTTGAACCATACAATGAAGCACCTTAAGGAACGTATCGAGACGTATCAAGCCGAACAGTTCACATTCGATATCAAAACAATTAAGTTTTAGTATCATCATCCAGGTACACGGTGATTATAGGACAGCGGCGAAAGCCTGTCAATCTTTTGGTCTATCTTTGACTATCTGTTATATGGTGTTATACTGTGCTAAAGGAGCTTACTATGGCAAATTATGTTGACAACAAACAATTCTTACAAGCAATCATTGATTACAAGGAAAAGCTAAAAACAAATCCTGATGCTCGTGTGCCTGAGTACATTGGAAAGTGCATTCTCGACATTGCAACGAGGTTTGCATCACGACCAAATTTCTATGGTTACTCATACAAAGAAGAGCTTGTTAGTGATGGCATTGAAAATTGCTTACAGTACCTCACAAACTTTGATCCAGCAAAGAGTAGCAATCCCTTTGCATACTACACACAGATCTGCTACTTTGCTTTCATTCGACGTATTCAACGAGAGAAGCGCCAAAGCTACATCAAGCATCGTTTGATTCAAGATATGCCCTTCGAGGCATTTGAGCAGCAAGAGTTTGATGACGCAGAGCTATCACAGAACTTCATGAGCTTTGTACAGACAAACAACTCCTTTGACCATGAGGCATTTGAGAAGAAGTTAGAAAAGAAGCCCAAGAAGGCAAAGACTACTTCATTGGAAAAGCTAATGGAGGATCAGTAATGGCAAAGATTGCAATAATTACCGACACCCATTAGAAAGAGTGTCTGTTATAAATAGTAGACAGGAGGCAAAAATGAAAAAATACTACTTCGTCTACAAAACAACAAACCTTATAAACGGTAAATTTTACATTGGTGTGCATGCAACAAAAAACATAAATGATGGGTATTTGGGGTCAGGAACTAGGCTTGGTGATGCGATAAAGCATTATGGTAAAGAAAATTTCAATAGAGAGATCATTGAGTTTTTTGACTGCTATGAAGACGCTCTTGCATTAGAATCTAAACTAGTGACTGAGGTTGTACTCCAAGACCCATTGTGCTACAATCTGGTTTTGGGAGGGGGTAAGCCACCAAACCATTCTGGTGATATGCACTGGCTTTCAGAGAAATCTGAAAGGGCTGCAAACTTTGCAAAAGCTTCGTCCAAACGAATGTTAGAAAAAAATCCATCAAAAGGCAATTTTGGTGTCTTATCTAAAACGTATGGTATGGTGTCTGTTGTTGATTCAAACGGCAATACTATGCAAGTACGCAAAGATGATACCCGATATGTTAGTGGTGAACTAGTTCACGTAAACAAAGGTAAAGTTACTGTTAGAGATAAAGATGGTAGAATTTTTCATGTCTCTAAAGACGACCCAAGATTTATATCTGGCGAGGTAGTACACAATACTGCAGGTATAAAATACGTTTGTCCTCATTGTTCAAAAGAGGTCGGTGCTAAGAGATGGCATTTCAACAACTGTAAATATTTTAGAAAGGAGGGTCTGTAAAATGGCAAAAATTGCAATAATTACCGACACCCATTTTTGGTGCGCGTGACGGTAGACACATCTTCCACGACTTCTTTGAAAAGTTCTATACCAACACATTCTTTCCTACTCTAAAGAAATACAAGGTAGATACAGTTCTCCATCTGGGTGATCTTTTTGATCGAAGAAAGTACATTGACTACTTCTCTCTCAAAAGAAGCAAGGAATACTTCTTCGAGCCAATGCGGGACTACAAGATGCATGTTCTTGTTGGCAATCACGATATCGCTCTTCGTAATTCCTTGGATATAAATTCTCCCGAGTTGCTTCTCGCGGAGTACAATAACATCCTCCCAATCTCGGATCCCGAGGTTATTGATGTTCATGGTGTATCTTTTCTAATGCTACCCTGGATTTGCTCAGACAACTATGCAAAGTCTATGGATTTTCTAAAGACCGCTAAAGCAGATCTTTGCTGCGGACATCTTGAGATATCGGGGTTTTCAATGTACAAAGGAATGGAGTCGCATGAAGGATTTGATGCTGGACTTTTTAATAGATTTGATATGGTATTCTCTGGTCATTATCATCATCGTAATAGTAGGTCCAATATCCATTATCTTGGCAACCCATATCAAATTACGCACATGGATTACAACGATCCGCGGGGCTTTCACATATTTGATACGAAGACAAGGGAACTAACGTTCATCGAGAATCCCTATACGTTGTTTGAGCGATTCGTGTACGATGACACCAACTATGACCCAGCAGGTATTGACGTATCAGAATTCAAGGAAAAGTTTCTAAAGATTGTTGTACAGAAAAAGACAGACTTCTATAAGTTTGACACCTTCCTTGATCGCGTATACAATTGTGGAGCTTATGATATCAAAATTCTTGAAGATGTCTCTGACATGACTGCAAGTGATATGGACGAGTCTATAGATATAGAAGACACACAATCAATTCTTCATCATTACATAAAGTCCGCGGAAGTTGATGTTGACCGAGAAAAATTGTCCACATACATGAAACAACTTTACGTAGAGGCAGTGAACCTAAAAGTATGATTCTATTCTTAAAACTTTTTTATCGAAACTTTCTCTCTACAGGAAACGCCGGCACAACTATTTTGCTTGACAAGAGCCCCACAACTCTTATTCAAGGACAGTCGGGTGCGGGTAAGTCCACATTGATAGATGCGCTATGCTTTGGGTTGTACGGCAAGCCATTCCGAAACATCAACAAACCGCAATTAGTAAATTCTATCAATCAGAAACAGTGTGAGGTTATTGTTGAGTTCATTGTAAACGCCAGGCACTACAAAATTGAACGGGGTATCAAGCCCGCAAAGTTTGACATCTTTTGTGACGGTAAATTATTGAGTCAAGATGCAGCAGTAAAAGACTACCAGAACGTCCTTGAGCAGCAAATTCTCATGATGTCGTTCAAGACATTCACTCAGATCGTTATTCTGGGAAGCACCTCTTACACACCCTTTATGCAGCTCGCGGCAGCTGCACGTAGAGAAGTAATTGAAGACATTCTTGACATTGGTGTGTTTAGTACAATGAATCAGCTGCTAAAGCAACAAATCATTGACACCAAGGAAGAACTTACTCGTGTTGACTCTGAGATCAAGACTCTCAAGGAAAAGGCAGAGGGACTAAAGCGCCTCATTGAGGTGGTCTCAACAAAGCAACAAGATGAGGTAGTTGAGATAAACGAAAAAATCAAAGAGATAACTACCACTATTAAGACACATGAAGTTCAGGTAGAAGAAAAGGTAGGCGAGAACAAAGAGCTAAGTGATAAAACAAAGAAGCTAAAAGAACTTTTTGATGCATCAAATAAGTTAGCCGAGAGTGTTGCTATTACAGAGGCAAAGCATAATGAACTACAGCACGATTGTGATTTCTTTGACAGTAACGACTCATGTCCTACCTGTAACCAAGGCATCTCTGGCGAACACAAGATGAAGATGATCAATGATCTGAATGTTAGTTTGGAGAGCAATCAGGAAAAACTGGAAAATTTCAAGACAATGCGAGCACGTATCAAGTCTCGTATTGACGAGATGCAAGTTCATATGGACAAGATGGTCGAGAACAACTCTAGAATTGAGAGCCTAACAACAAGCATCTCTTTGCTACAAACACAAGAGATGGGTCTGTTGGATAAACTTAGCAGGATTCAAGAACAGAGCCACACTAACATCAATGTACCCAAGAGTGAGTTGAAAGATGTGGCTCGTAGTGTTCTATCCTTGGTTGATCTAAAGAAGGAACTTTCCGACAAACGACAACTTCAAGAAGGCGCAAGTGTATTGCTTCGTGATACTGGTATCAAAACTGCTATCATTCGAGAGTATCTCCCCATCATAAACAAACTCATCAACAAGTATCTCACTGAGTTAGAATTGTTTATTGAGTTCAATTTAGATGAGCAGTTTAACGAAGTAATCAAATCAAGACATCGCGATGAGTTTACTTATGATTCATTCAGCGCAGGCGAGGCTCTTCGTATTGACCTTGCAATGTTATTTGCATGGCGGCATATTGCCAAGATAAAGAATAGCGCATCATGTAATCTTCTAATACTAGATGAGATATTGGTTGGTAGATTAGATTCCACCAACTCTGATATTGTGATTAATATGATCAACCAATTAGCCCATGATGGTAATAACATATTCGCCATATCACATGGTGATCATTTACAAGATCGTTTTAGATCTGTTATTAGATTCGAAAAACAAGGTGATTATTCTGTAATGGCAACAACCGCCTGACTACTTTGACATTTAATCGTGGTCGTGCTATCATGACCACATGAAGAAAAAATTAGTAGCTGATGTAGTTGCGTTCGGTGGCGCAGCGCTGGGAAGCGCGTTGATTGCCTCAAATTCTGGCGTTGCTATACCCGGATACGTGTGTTTCTTGTCCAGCTCGGTTGCCTCTATTTACCTGCTATCCCAGGTAAAAGATGCGCCTAAGTCATTGATTTTACAGAATATTTTCTTTGTTGGCGTGAACATCTTTGGAATCATTCGTTACAGTTGACATTTATTCGTGGTCGTGCTACACTAGAGGCATACATTAAGGATTCACATGGAAACGACAGAACTTCTAGCCAAGATTCTTGCCAACGAGAATCTTGTAGTCCGTAAAGCCAAGGTCAACACCGCTGCGTTTGACTTGGTTAAGCGCGAACTCATCCTCCCTATGTGGCAGGATCTTGATCCTATCGTGGAGACAATGCTTGTCGAGCACGAGACTGGACATGCGCTGTTCACTCCTGTAAAGTACAAGGACGAGGTTGCTGCAAAGCCATACCTGCGTTCTATTCTCAATGTGGTTGAAGACGTGCGTATCGAGCGCCTGTTCAAGGAACGCTACCCTGGTTCACGCAAGGACTTCGCTGGTGCAGCAAAGGTTCTTCGTGAGAATGATTTCTTCGAACTAGCAGGCATTGACGTCAATACACTCAACCTTATTGACCGTATCAACATCTACTCTAAGCTGGGTGTTTTGACTGGCGTAACCTTCACAAAAGAAGAACTGCCATATGTACAGCGCACTTCTCGAACTGTAACCTTCCCCGAGGTTGTACAGCTTGCCAACGACATCTATGCCTTCATGAAAGAGACGTTTGAAGAGCAGCAAGAGGGCGAGGGCGGGTTCAAGGCAATGACCGTCGACGACGAAGGTGAGGGCGATGGTGAGGGCGACGAATTTGATGACGAGTTCGACGAAGGCGAAGACGGAGACGACGGGTTTGATTCTCCGTCTTCTGTCAGCGGCAAATCTTATCTTAAAACCAAGGATGACGAGTTCGCCGAGGCAATTGAAGATTACTTGCAGTCTAAGACTGAACAGTTGCTAGCCAGCAAGCTAAAGGAACTTGCGGGCGTTAACGAACCCCCAACCTATTTTGAGGTTGACGAGGAATACGATAGAATTCCGGTTACTCCCTACAAGGATGTTCTGAAGCAGATTCGCGCATCTGGTAGAGAAGTTACCCGTGATTATTATGATCGCTTCAAAGTTACCGTAAACAAGCAAGTCGGGCACCTTGTTCAACAATTTGAACTTAAGAAGGCAGCCGAGGTATACGCACGTCGTCGTATCACCAAGACTGGCTACATTGACGTAAACAAGGTATCACAGTACAAGATCAAGGATGACATCTTCCGTCGTAACATCAAGGTAAGCGAGGGTCAGAACCACGGCATCGTTATGTTGCTGGACTGGTCACGTTCAATGATCTCACACAGCACAATCCATTATAGCATTGAACAAGTAATGCAGATGGTTATGTTCTGTCGCAACACTGGAATTCCGTACAAGGTGTTTGCGTTCCGTGATCCGGTTCGCCATGGTCTTACATACAACCAGATCTACAAGAATCACTGTGGAGACTTTGTAGATCTGCTGGAGTTCTTCAGCAGCGACATGACTCTTGCCGAGCACAACGAAATGATGACTCATTTCGCTCAGCGCACGGTGTTGAGTGTGTTCCCCTTGAGCTATACGCCGCTGGCGCCCGCGATCCTTGCGATGCGCCAAATCATTCCCGAGTTCAAGGCAAAGTTCAAGGTTCAGAAACTAAACTTCATCACATTCACTGATGGTGAAAATACTTGCCAAATCATTAACAATTACTCTGGTGGTGCTGTTTATATTCGTGATAAGGTAACTAAGAAGAACTATATTGTTCGGCGTGACCGCACCGATAATATCAAAACCAATGAAGTAAATGCAATGTATCGTATTATCAAGGATCGTTTTAACTGCACGGTTACTACTTTCTTCGTTACTTATAGTATCAATACACATAATGTTAAAAGTTCTGGTGCTGTTAACATTGATGTTAATACTTACGGTAAACTCGCAAAAGATTTCAAACAAAATGGTTTTGCAACTATAACGGGGTATGGGCGTGATTGTTTGTACCTTATTAACTCGTCTATTCTCAAAACTAATGAATTTGATGTTAGCAGTATTAACTCAAATATGTCATCCGCGGCAATTGCTCGTAGTATCAAAGGAGCATCCAAGGGTAGTTTGAAGAATAAAGTTCTAATCGAGAAGATTGCCGATACTATCTGCTGAAGAATACCCGATCTTTATGGTCGGGTATTGACTTTTAATCTATAGACATGTACAATAGTGACATAACATTCGTAATGGAGTAAATGATGGAAACTGGAATTGTTCAAGAAGGCAAAGCCTACGTTGCTTACCTCAACGGTGAGAAGGTTGGTCGTGCTTATGATTATCGCGGTGCCGAGCGCTTCCTTGAGAAAGCACAAGGCACGTATACCCCGCGTCGTGGCAAGAATCGAGCACCCGTGCAGTCCGATCCGATTGAATATAACGTGCCGCGTGCCAAAGCTACCGTGACTCCTATCTTTGCCAATGAGATGGTTACAGCCGTGGTCAATACCGCTGCTTATGTACCAGAGAAGGATCCGAACTTTGTTCCGTTCGGAGAGTTCAAGCAGATTGACACCATTATCAAGAGCCGTCGGTTCTACCCGATCTTTGTGACGGGTCCTACTGGCAACGGCAAGTCTACTATGGTTGAGCAATCCTGTGCTCGCAACAAGCGTCATTACATTCGACTTCAGGTCAACGGACAGACTGATGAGGACCAACTGATTGGTTCCAAGACTCTTGTTGACGGCAACATTCAGGTTGTTGAAGGACCCGTGCTGATTGCAATGCGTACCGGTGCTGTTCTGTTGTTGGACGAGCTGGATGCTGGTGATCCTAATAACGTGATGTGCCTACAATCTATTCTTGAAGGTAAGCCGTTCTACTTCAAGTTGAAGAACGAGATGGTGTATCCCGCACCTGGCTTTACTGTAATTGCCACGGGTAACACAAAGGGTCGTGGTTCGGATTCCGGTAAGTACATCGGTACCAAGATGCTGAACGAGGCATTCCTGGAGCGTTTCCCGGTTACGTTCGAACAAGAGTATCCCACCATGGCTGTGGAGCTCAAGATCATCCGTAACATGATGTATAAGTTCAATTGCGTGGACGAGAAGTTCGCGCAGACACTGGTCAAGTGGTCCGACGCGATTCGCAAGACGTACCAAGATGGTGCGTTGGATGATCTGATTACTACTCGTCGTCTTGTTCAGATTGTTGAAGGTTACTCGATCTTCGGCAACCGGGAGACGGCTGTAAAGTTGGCGTGCAATCGGTTCGACTCGATTACCAAGAGCACGTTTATTGAGGTCTTTGACAAGATCAGTCCCGATGAGACTCCTGTTGTTGAAGAAGTTATTCCGGTGATTAAAGAAGCACAACCCGCTACAGTTTGATAAGGAGTTTATATTATGCGTTCGTACAGTGAATTGACCAAGAAGCGTAAGATGATGGTTGATCTGATGTTGGAGACTTATCCCGACATCGAGCAATCTGGTACCATCTCGTTCAAGCAAATTCGATCCTTGTGGGATAAGATCCAAGAAGGTCGAAAAGATGGCACGATTTCTAAGTTGGGGTATCCTCTGTGGATTACAGTTGAACAAGAATTCCGAACAAATTCTCGGGGTGTGTATGCAGTTCCGCTGCCCTCGGGTAACATTGCTCCCGTAGTAACAAAGACTAAGAAGTCTAAAGAATCTAAGTTGACGGCACCCAAATTGCCTGTTACACTGGATGTAGGTAATGAACAAGAGGTTCTTACTGAAAGCGAATTTGCTGCCGAACTAGAGGCAGCAGGCGTATTTTGATTTGAAAAGGAAAACTAATATGACTATGACACAAAAACTAGCATCAGCATTTAAGACTGGCGCAACCATCGACGCAAACACCATTACTCGTAAGTTTGGTTTGAAGAACCCCCGCGAAGCAGTTCGTCAACTGCGCGCACAGGGCTACTGCATCTATACAAATGCAAACGGCTACCGTCTTGGCAGCCCAACCAAGCGCATGGTTGCGCTGGTTAACCGCGTAACTGGTTCTGCGCTGTTTAGCGGAGTCTAAACTATGACTTCCCGTGAAGAAGTAATTGCTAGTCAAACTGCTACTTCCGGGGGTCGTAAATTTGATGGTGGGAAACGCCGTTATGGCTTAGTACCACCTATCGCCTTTGCACAATTTGTTGATGTGCTTACGCGCGGTGCCGAGAAGTACGAGCCCGATAATTGGCGTAGAGTTCCTAATGCAATTGACCGTTATTTTGATGCCGCAATGCGTCATATGTGGGATGGGTGGAAAGCCGGTGAGCAATTAGACCCCGAAACAAAGAAGCACCATCTGGCTCATGCCATGTGCTGTCTAGCATTTATTATTGATTTAGAAATGGAAAAAACACATGAAGCTAACAAAGGAGACGATCGGGTTGTTGAAGAACTTCGCAACGATCAATGGCAATTTGTTGATCAAACCTGGATCCAAACTGAGTACGATCTCGGCAGCTAAGTCTGTATACGCATCCGCAAAGGTATCCGAGACCTTCCCGCAAGAATTTGGTGTATATGACCTAAACGAATTCCTTGGTGCGTTGACTCTGTTCAACGATCCCGAGATTACATTTGATGACAAGTATCTGCGTATTGCAGATGGTTCACAGTCCATCAAGTATTTTGGTGCTGATGCGTCAGTTCTAACTGCGCCTTCGAAGGAAATCAAAGTACCTCCTGGCGACGTTGAGTTTGTATTGGCGCTTGATCAGGTCAATATGATCATGAAGACAAGCGGTGTTCTTCGAGCACAGGATGTTACTATCACTGGTGATGGTAGCAAGATCAAGGTTCTTGTTGGTGACAAGAAGAATGTTACCAGCAGCTCATACGAGATGATTGTTGGCAATACTGACGCTAAGTTCATTGCACACATGAAGGTTGATAACCTAAAGTTCATTCCGGGTGATTACACGGTTGAACTATCTTCCAAGAAGATTGCAAAGTTTACTAACCCACTCGTTGAGTACGTGGTTAGTCTTGAAGCAGATAGTGCATTTGAAGATTGATTCTTTGCGTTACAGCGTGTACAATAAGGGGTGGTAACACCCCTTTTTTATTATGGAGTTGAAATGAATATTTTGAAAAACGAAAATGAGTTTATGTGGGCTTCAGCATATCGCCCTCGTACTGTTGACGATTGCATTCTACCCGCTAAGACAAAGAAACAGATCAAGGATATGATCGCCAAGGGTGAGATTACCCATTTGCTCTTTACTGGTGGTCCCGGCATGGGCAAGACTACACTGGCGTATTGTATTGCCAATGAGTTGGGGTCGGATGTGATGTATGTGAATGCAGCACTCGAGGCAAGCATTGACCTGATGCGAACAAAGGTCATGTCATTTGCCAGTACTGTTAGCTTGTCCGACTCGGGTCCCAAGATCATTATCATGGACGAGGCAGATGGTATTAGGTTCGATGCACAGAACGGTCTAAAGGCATTCCTCGAGCAGTTCTCATCTAATTGCCGTTTCATCTTTACTGCTAATCTACGACACAAGCTAATTGAGCCTATTCAAAGCCGTTGCACTCATGTAGATTTTCGTATTGAGTCAGAAGACAAGAAAACTTTGATGGCTTTGTTCTACAAGCGCATTCTTGCCATTCTTGACAACGAAGGCGTTAAGTACGATCAGAAGGCAGTGGCAAAGCTAATTGATAGAAACTTCCCGGATTTTCGCCGTACACTAAATGAACTACAGCGATATGGTGAGAGCGGTGAAATTGACACAGGAATTCTAATCAACAGAAGTACGGATGACATTGCTCGTCTTGTATCCCACGTCAAGGAAAAGAATTTCAAGGAAATCCGTAAGTGGATTGGCGAAAACGAAGACATAGAGGCATCCACTCTGTTTAGGCAGCTATATAATCTGTCGGAGACAAGTATGAAGAAGTCGAGCGTGCCTCAGTTGATTCATATTCTGGCAGAGTACCAATACAAGGCAGCGTTTGTTGTTGACCAACAGATCAACACTGCGGCATGTATGTTGGAAATCATGGCTAACTGTGAGTGGGAATGATGGAGTACGTTATTCACTTCTGTTTTTTCTTCTTCGGCTTTTGTATTGGTAGTTGGTTAACTGCAGCGATGATTGCCAGCAAGATCAAAGAGCATGACAAAGCACTTAACGGTACACCGATCGCCACGCGGGCAATCTATGTAGAAGAACACCAAAACAATCTGTTTGCTTACGACAAAAATACACATCAGTTTCTTTGTTCGTTTACTTCGTACAATGACCTATATCATAAGCTCCTTGGCATTGATGCAAACGTGGAATGGACATTCAACGAAGCAAGTCGGTTGCTGGTAAACAAATACAAGGAGAAGAACAATGGCGCAAACGTCATTTTTTGACTGGCTGAACAGTATCAATCTAAAGACCGAGATGGACAGTGAGCTCATTGAAAAGGAGTACAACCCCTTCATGGTCAACAGAGGACTGTCCTACTTTAGCGACACGGTTCATTGGGCTAACGAGATGAACCAGCGCTCGTTCCTTGACAAGGACTTACAATATAAGTTTCTACTAAATACAGTGAAGAAGGGGAAGCGTTTTGGTAAGTGGGCAAAAGCAGAGAAAGACGAAACAATTGACATGCTCATTGAGTTCTATCAAGTAAACAGGCAACGGGCACAGGAAATTTCACGTTTACTAAATACCAAACAGCTTCAACTTATAAAAGAAAAGATGTATAAAGGTGGAAGATAATGGTATTTCCTGAACAAGCTAGAGCAGTAGATTTATTGTATGAATGGTCTCCGGAGAAGATGGTCGAGGTGTTGCTGGACAAGCCCGACGACTTTCTGAAGGTACGCGAGACACTGACCAGAATGGGCATCGCAAGTAAGCGACCCGATCTTGATGGCAAGCAAGTTTTGACACAGAGCTGTCATCTGCTGCACAAGAAGGGCAAGTATTACATCATGCACTTCAAGGAACTTTTCTGCCTTGATGGTCGCGAATCTGATCTTACTGTATCCGATGTTGAGCGTCGCAATCTTATTATCGGTCTGCTACAAGAGTGGGGATTGGTAAAGGTTATCAACGTGCAGCTAATATCGTTCAAGGCGCCCATGTCGTCCATTAGAGTAATCTCACATAAAGAAAAGAACGGCTGGAAACTAACGAGCAAGTACACCGTTGGAATCAAGAAATAAATAGTAAAAGAATTTTACGGTTCCTCTACCTTAGGGACGTATATGCCGGCACAACGATATGGTGCCCCTGTATTCGGTAAGCAGGATTAACGCTGTGCCATCCGGGCAGCAAATTTTTAACTCGCTTCATAAAGGAGAAACTTATGACACATCTTTCTGTATTTGGTCCAGGCTTCAAGGACTTCGATAAGTATTTCGTTGGCTTTGAAGATCAACTCAGCAAACTTGCTAAGGTGCATGATGACCTTACCAAGAACATTCCCAATTATCCCCCATACAACATCAAGAAGACTGGTGACAACACATACGCCATTGAACTTGCTGTGGCTGGGTTTGGTAAGCAGGACATTGAGATTGAACTGGCTGAAGGCAAGTTGATTGTCAAGGGTAGTCTAACAGACTCAACAGATGACAATTTTGTATTCAAGGGCATCGCTAATCGTGCGTTCACTCGCGCTTTTGCACTAGATGATCAGATTGAAGTTCAAGATGCCGAGATGATCAACGGCATGCTTCGCATCTTCCTTGAGCGCATCATCCCTGAGCATCGTAAACCAAAGAAAATTGAAGTAAAGGACAAAGCCGAGAAGCCAAAGTCCAAAGCTCAACTACTAGCAGAGTGAATCATGATCGATAAACTAAAGAGAATGTTTTCTGCTGTAATCGACGGCATCATCGAAACCAAGGCTTTCAAGGCTCAAAATTACGTGGACAGTTATCTAGCAAGCGCTACTGACATTCGCGATCTTGAGCAGAGAATGAGAGAACTTCAGTCTCGTGGCATCGTATAACGTAAACCCACAGTAACTCATAAATAATTTGAGTTACTAAAGAGGGATTACATATGCTAAGAGGTCGAAGAGTTGGTAAGGTGATCAAAATTACTACATTTCAAACAGTAAGAAGGGGTAATTGGTTACTCCGTTTTTCAATAACTGATATGGATAGTATCATGTTATTGTGTTCTTCGACAACTAATATTGAAAATACTTTTATAAAGTTTTTCAATACTGAAGAAGAAGCAGTTAGTTTCGTTGATTTTCTAGTTACTCAGGAACAGTATGAAATAGGTGATACTGAGTAATATAGTAGAGTAACAAACAAAGCCCGACCAAAAGAGTCGGGCTTTTTCATGGCTTGAAATTTAATAGTGTGCGTGCTATACTGGTAACAAGTTAGAAAGGAATGTGAAATGTCCCAAGTGAAACAAGATAACCAAAATGCTCTTGCTGATGTTCTTCGTGCGTTCAGCGAGGCAGCCAAGATGAACTACGGTACGCACGCCTTTGAAGCAGGCTACCTGCAAAGTACTCTTGTTAACATCCTGCCCCTGCTACCCAAGCGAGAGCAAAAGGTCCTGATTGACGATATTGCCCGTGCTGCACAAAAGCAATCAGCGTTTGCTTTTCAAAAGCAATCGGATCAAATCATCGCCAAGATGAGTAAAAAGGCTTGAAATTTATTCCGGGATCCGTTATACTGGTAACAAGTTAGAAAGGTACACGAAATGTCCAAGTTGCTGATTTCCACTCAAGTTTACGAAAACTACGCCTGGGGCGAAGACGGTACTCTGGGTACCGGTGCCGATGCGTACTGGAAGGCGAAGAGTGGCAACGACTATGTTGTCAAGAATGTCGACGAGTGTGACATGGTTGACATCATAGTGGACCGCGTTCGTGGCAAAATTGAGTGCGATAATGACGCCTTCCGGGAATACGTTATCGGCTGGAAGGTGGTTGCTGATGACTACCTGACATCGTTTGAGCGAGACCAGCTCGAGTACGACGGCAAGATTACGTATCCCGCTCAAGAAGTTAATGTATAATTTTGGAGAAGTAAATGCGTAAGTTGGCTACTATTCGTAAGATTGATGAAATTCGCCCAATCGAGGGTGCGGATGCTATTGAGTGCGCCGTAATCGGTGGATGGACTGTGGTTGTGAAGCGCGGCGAGTTCAGCGCGGGCGATCTTGCTGTGTACTTGGAAATTGACAGTTTCGTTCCAACTGAACTGGCACCGTTCTTGACCAAGCCGGGTCACTTTCCCAAGGAATACAACGGTGTTAAGGGTGAGCGTCTTCGTACGGTGAAGTTGCGTGGGCAGATTTCCCAGGGTCTTTTGCTTTCAATGTCTGTGCTTGCTGTTGTGACTAACAGTGGCAACTATCTCGGCGATTGGGAGCAGTTTGAAGGACATGATGTGTCCGATACTATCGGTATTCAAAAGTGGGAAGCACCTATCCCGGCTCAACTGGCGGGTCAAGTCCGCGGTAACTTCCCGGGGTTCATTCCCAAGACCGATCAGGAACGCATTCAGAATCTGACTAAGGAACTGGAACATTGGAACAGTGACCCCCAGTTCACTTGGGAAGTCACTGAGAAGCTAGACGGCAGCTCCATGACTGTGTACGTGCGTGATGATGACGAAGGTGTTTGCTCTCGCAATCTGGACCTGAAGCGCGACGAAGCCAACACTTTCTGGATGGTCGCTATTCGTGAACAATTGATTGAGAAGATTCGTCAAACTGGTCGTAACCTGGCTCTGCAGGGCGAACTGATTGGCGAAGGGATTCAAAAGAATCCGTATGGTATCAAGGGTCAAGACTTTCGTTTGTTCGACATCTATGACATTGATCGTGGTGACTACATGACTCCCCTGGAGCGTCGAGTGTTTGTTGCAACTCATGGCATTAAGCATGTTCCTGTTATCGCCACTGAGGAGGTAATCGAATATGGTGTTGCGGGTCTTCTAACAATGGCAGAAGGCAAGAGTGTGTTGAGCAATGCCGAGCGTGAAGGGTTTGTATTCAAGTGCAACGTTTTCGGTGGTCCTACGTTCAAGGCAATTAGCAACAAATTTTTGATGAAGGGCGGAGATTAAAATGAAGACATGGATTACAAGTGACCTGCATTTTGGTCACGGAAACATCCTGAAGTTCAATCCTGCTACGCGCAAGTTTCGGGATGTTGAACACATGAACTCAGAAATGATCCGAATGTGGAACGAGTTTGTTGAGCCCAACGATTACGTATACATTCTTGGTGACGTTGCTTTCTGTAATGCCGCCAAGGCGGCAAACATTATGCGTAGCCTGAACGGTATGAAAATTCTGGTGCGTGGTAATCATGACTCCAAGTTGATTTCTAATCTAGAATTTAATGGATGCTTTCATAGCATTCACGATTACCTGACTATCAATTGGAACGGAACTCGGGTAAGTATGTTTCATTACCCAATTCATGAGTGGGATCAATGCCACCGTGGCGCTGTACACTTTCACGGACACGTTCATGGCAGGCCGACTGGTCTTGAGCGGTATCGTGTTCGTGATGCTGGAATGGACGCTACTGGTTGCGTAGTAACGCTAATGGACGTTATGGTAAAAGATGCACTGCGTGGTGAAATTAAGACGCATGGCACTTCTACTATGTGATGAAAATATGAACAAGGAAGATTTGAAGCAATTTGTTGAGAGCAATCCCAAGTTGGTTACCATGCGCGAGTGTGGTGGTTATCCTGGGCTGTATGTTCTCAAGTATTCAAAGAAGGTGTTCTATGATAACCTGTGGAATGAGTACCTAGAAGAATGTCGAGGAACTATCGTTGATAGCGATTTCAACGTAGTTTCTCGTCCTTTTACCAAGGTGTACAACTATGGCATTGAAAAGCAAGCACCTGTATTGTCTGACGATACCAAGGTTGTTGCTTATCGTAAGGTGAACGGTTTCATGGTGGCTATGACTTGGTATCATGGTGATATTCTGGTGTCTACCACTGGGTCTACCGATAGCGAGTATGTTGCTATGGCAAAGGAAATGATGCTGAAGCATCAGTGCTTGGAAGATTGGCGATTCGTTGTGCGCGCTGCCGAAGGACTGACTTTGCTGTTTGAGTGTGTTCATCCTAACGATCCTCACATTGTTGTGGAAAAGCCGGGCATGTACTTTTTGGGCTGGCGTGAAAATCGCTGGGACAGCACAGTTCGTGGTTGGAGTTGTTCTGGTGTGTGGCGCGAGTACGCATCTACTGATTTGGCTTGTCACGAGGTCGAGTCGTATCGGGTCACTCTTGGTGAGTTGCAAGAAATGACCAAGAAATGCCGTCACGAAGGATTCGTGTTTTACACTCAATCCAATGCAAGTGCAAAGATCAAGAGCCCTTACTACTTGACTTCTAAGTGGGTGGCTCGTAATCCTCGCACTGACAAGCTGGTGGACATGAAGAACGATATCAAGAAGAACTTAGACGAAGAATACTATCCTTTGGTTGACGCAATACGTGCTAATATAGTAAACTATACAAGCATGGATGAACAACAACGATTGGCGTGGGTTCGCAATTTCGTGGATAAAGTAGAGTAAAAGTTAAAACGGTTTCCTTTGAAAGGTAGTAAATAATGAAAGTAGTAATAAATGCTTGCCATGGTGGGTTCGGTCTAAGCCAAAAGGCAATGCAACGATACGCTGAGCTGAAAGGCTTTAAGTTGATTACGGAAGACAGGGGACTATATTCTATATACTATGCAGATAGCGTGAGTGATGATAATCTGATTTGTGATGGTGATATTCCTCGTAATGATCCCGATTTGGTTCGGGTAGTAGAAGAGCTTGGAATAGCAGCCAACGGTTGGGCAGCCAATTTAGGGATTGTTGAAATTCCCGAAGGTATATCTTGGTATATTGAAGAATATGATGGTTTTGAATGGGTTGCCGAGTCCCACCGTACTTGGCGTTAAGGAGATATAAAATGGGTTTGTATAAGGTTACTACATTGGTTCAGTTCAAGCATGTTTACTTCATTGAGGGTAAAAAACTTACACATGCTTTAGACGAGGTTACTATGCGAGAGTCAGGAAATGATGATGACTATTTCGAGGAGTCCGGACAACAATACCTTGGTGAGGTAATTGTTGATGGCGAAGAGGTTACTATGCGAGATTTTGAGAAGTTTCTCACAAAAGCAGAAAACGGTGAGGTGTCATCATCACATTGGATGGGCGATAAGTTGATTCATAAAATGCGGTATGAAGAAGACGAACAAACACCCGACACTATCACCGTGAGTGTATATGATGAATCATATGTAAACGATACAAATATGAATACACCATCTCCCGGTCACGAAGCGTTCAAGCAGATGGGCACTAGTTTGATTCTTGGTAAACCCAGCATTGGTCTTCCGGGAGATCTTGAAAAGGTTCGTTACGGTAGGTGGAACCCGCATCTTCGGGGCTATTGATGAAGTACGATAATTTTTGTCTCGATGTTGAGACAACTGATATCGACTCGTCAGCCATCGTACTGTCTGCTGCCATTGTTGGCTTCAATCTAACAGAAGACTTTACGTATGAGGATCTTGTTGATCGAACCCTCTATGTAAAGTTCATTGCAAAGGAACAAAAGGCAGCAGGTAGGACTGCATCCCGGGATACATTGGAGTGGTGGGATAAACAGGGAGAGGAAATCAAGCGCATGTGCTTCCTTCCTTCTAAAAAGGATGTGAGTGCATTAGAAGGGCTCGATACTATTCGCTCTTTCATTGCAACAAAAGGAAACAAGGATTGCCTAGTTTGGACTCGGGGTTGCTTGGACCAGATGGTAATGGAATCGTTGTGCAGAACATTCAAGGTTGATCCTATTACCAGTTACAATTCGTTTTGCGATGTGAGAACTGCTCTTAGGTGTCTAAAGTCCACAACCAACAATAGGGGTTACTGCGACATTCCCGACTTTGATCGAGACAAAATCTCAAAACACAACCCCATTGATGATATCGCATTAGACGTTCTAATGCTAAGGTATGGCGTTTGACATTTCACGCTACATACCATACACTGTAATTTTGTTGGAAGGGTGTGCCTATATGGCACACCTGTACCTTCGCAAAGAGGAGAAGTATGGATACTTACACCTACGTTGCTAACTATGGCAACAAAATTCTAAGTCGTGGATACGATGAGAACGGCTCACGCTTCAATCGTAAAGATGACTTTTACCCTGTGTTGTTTTCCAACGCAAAGAAGACGGCAAAACAAAATACAGAATGGAAAGATCTTTACGGTGTTCCTTTGTATGAAATCAATCCCGGTAGTATTCGTGATTGCAAGGACTTCATTGAACAGTACAAGGATGTTCACGGGTTTGAAATCTTTGGAATGACGAATTGGGTTACTCAGTACATCTCGGAAGAGTATCCAGGTACGATTAAGTTTAGCATTGAACATACTCGGGTCAACATCATCGACATCGAGACTGCCGTGGAAGACGGATTCCCGGATGTAGATAAAGCCAACGAAGAAGTTCTTATCATTACTTTGTACGACAGCATTCTAAAATCGTATGTTGTCTACGCGGCAAAAGATTTTGATGTAGATGGTGTGTTGCTCGATAAGTACGGAATTGGCGCGAAATATGTGCGTAAGTCACTCCACGTCGATGAGTACCATATGCTCAAGACATTCGTGACCGATTGGCAGTCACTGTGCCCTGATGTTGTTTCGGGTTGGAACAGTCAGTTCTTTGACATTCCGTATCTCGTGAATCGCATCAATAGAGTGCTGGGTGATTCCTTTGCGAACAAGCTGAGTCCCTGGAACCTTGTTAGGGATAGGCGAGTAAAGATCAATAACGACGAACAACTTGTATACGACATTATTGGTGTTAATCAACTAGACTACATTGATCTGATGAAGAAATACACATATGGTGGTCGTGAGTCCTGGAAGCTGGATAATATCGCGAATGATGAGCTTGGTAGGAAGAAGCTAGAGTACGATGGTACATTTAAGGAGCACTACACAAAGGACTGGGATCACTTCTGCATGTATAACATCATCGACGTAAGTCTTGTCAAGGCATTCGAAGATAAGATGAAGTTGATTGAGTTGGCGTTGACTATTGCATACGATAGCAAGATTGTTCCTGATGAAGTGTTTAGCCAGATTCGTTCTTGGGACTCGTTGATCTACAACGAGCTCAAGAAAAAGAAGATTGTTATTCCCAATGCCAAGCGTAATCAACGAGATCAGTTTGAGGGTGCATATGTTAAGGAACCTATCATTGGTAAGCATAAGTGGGTTGTATCTTTTGACTTACAGTCTCTTTATCCTTCGCTTATGCAATGGGCAAACATCAGCCCAGAAACCATTGTTGACTGCTATGTAATTGAAAAGGAATTGTTGGAACATATTGACAATGAGCTAGAATCAAGGTAGTTTTGACCTTCAATGCCTTTAGCGCGCCAGTATTTTATAAATAATAAAGGCACTAAAGGTCAAAGGATTACAAATGAACTACCTAAAAATTTACACATCGCTAGTGAAGAAAGCAAAGAATCGAGCATCAGTTGAAGGTTATACTGAAAAACATCATTATTTTCCACAATGTATTTTTGGTAAGAATGATAAAACCATAGTTGTTACTGCTCGCGAGCATTTTGTATTGCACAGATTACTTTATGCTATTGCAAAGAAACGGTATGGCGAAACACATTCTTATAGCATAAAATTGGGTAAAGCATATAGAATGATGGGAACAGTAAAAGTTTCTGGGAGGAACATACTAATCAATTCTAGAGTTCTAGAAGAGTTGCGAAGAATAAACTCAACTGCAATCAAAGGCGATAACAACCCAGCAAAAACAAATGAATCGAGAGAGAAAATCTCTCAATCAAAACAAGGGAAAGCAAGGAAAGACATGAAAGGGAAATCTTTCATGGGCTCTCAAAAATCAAAACAAGAGATTGTTGAAACTGCTAGGTTGGCAAGAAATCAAAACATAGAAAAAAGAAGAAGCCAAGGTTTACCAGGAATAAACCATCGACCCGGCGGTTACAAAAACGGACCACATGCTTCAGAAACAATAAAATCTATTTCTGAAAGTCGCAAGAAAACGCCAGAAAAATGGCGAGCAATGTCAAAAGAACAATTTGCACAAAAACTAAAAGCCTTTTATAATAAAGGTACACTTTACCGCAAACATGGTTTGGGTGGTAACATCACAAGGGCTCTTAAAGCAAGAGGCGAAACATATGAAGAATATAAAGAATTTGTCGAAGGAAGAGTTGAATAGCCTTAGGACGTTTATAACAACAGGGCAATTCCAAAAAGAATTGCAATATGGTGTTGACTGTCTTTTGGACAAGAAGTTGAGCAATGAATCTATCACATTGCTAAATTTAGCAAATGTTTCCCTGGCAGCTAATGGTTCGTTATACAGAAAAGAGAAACAAGGTTTTATCCCCGTTCAAGTAAATCGTATTTTTAGTGAGCGAGCCATCTTCAAGAAGCAGATGTTGACGTTAGAGCAAGAGTATGACACCACAAAGGATCCTAAATTGGTTCCTGAAATTAGTAGGCTCTATAACCTACAAATGGCTCGCAAGATTCAGATGAATTCGGTTTATGGAGCACTTGCTAGCCCTTACTTTAGATACTACGACCTTCGAATGGCAGAGGGTATTACTACATCTGGTCAGTTGGCTATCCGTTGGGTATCACGTGCGTTAAATGAGTTTCTAAACAAGGCGTGTAAGACCAAGGATGTAGATTACTGTATCTACAATGATACCGATTCCTGTTACTTTACACTGGCAAAGGTAGTTGAACAGACTCAGGGGTCTAAGTCTACCGAGGACATCGTAAAGTTTGTTGATAAGTTTGCCGGCGAGGTTATGCAGAAGGTGATCAACAAGTCGTATCAAGAACTTGCCGACTACATGAATGCATATCAACAGAAGTTGATCATGAAGCGTGAGGTTATCGCGGATGTTGCCATCTTTGTTGCAAAGAAGCGGTATGCCATGAGCGTTCATAACTCAGAGGGTGTGCAGTATAAGGAACCAAAGATTAAGGTTACTGGTTTGGAACTGGTTCGTTCATCTACTCCCGCTGTTGTTAGAACTACACTCAAGGCAGGGGTCAAGCAGGTTCTGTATGGTACGCAGTCTAGTGTACAGAAGTTTATTGCGGAGTATCAGGCAAAGTACCTTATCGAACCAATCGAGGCTATTGCATTCCCGCGTGGTGTGAACGGACTCAAGCAATACTCGGGTTCCCCAATATATACAAAGGGGTGCCCTATTCATGTCCGCGGTGCGCTGCTGTACAATCACTACATCAAGAAACTTGGGCTTGAGGGTAAGTATGAGTTTATCAAAGAAGGATCTAAGATGAAGTTTGTCTATCTTAGACTCCCAAATAAGTTCCATGAGAATGTCATTGGCTTCATTGATAAGTTACCTTTAGAATTTGGGTTGACAGACTACGTGGATAAGGATACAATGTTTCAGAAGTCCTTTGTTGAATCTATGCAGACAATGCTAGATCCGCTAGGTTGGTCAGCAGAAGAACGTAGTTCGCTAGAAGATTTTTTCAATTGAAAGGAATACAATGAGTTTGATGGATAAACTAAAGAAGAATAGCACAATAAAAGAGACGGCTATTCTATCTGAGTCAAAGTTTTTTGATGAAGGCGACAAGGTAGTTACCTCGGTGCCGGCAATCAATGTTGCATTGACTGGTGAGTTAGACGGTGGATTTGGTTCGGGCTTGATTGTATTCGCTGGTCCTTCCAAGCACTTCAAGACGAGTTTTACTCTGCTAATGATGAAGGCATATCTCGATAAGCACAAAGATGCAATCGCATTGTTTTATGACTCTGAGTTCGGCTCTCCTCAGTCCTACTTTGAATCTTTTGGTATTGATCTGAAGCGCGTATTGCATACTCCGGTTGCTAACATCGAAGAGCTAAAGTTTGATATCATGAAGCAGTTAAGCGAGATTAAGCGCGGCGACAAGGTATTCATTGCACTTGATTCCGCGGGTAACATTGCATCCAAGAAGGAAGTTGATGATGCGTTGGAAGGAAAGTCAGTTGCGGATATGAGTCGTGCCAAGCAGCTGAAGTCTTTGTTTCGTATGGTGACACCCGAGCTAACAATCAAGCAGTTGCCAATGGTTGTAGTCAATCACACGTACAAGGAACAAGGTCTGTATCCCAAGGATATTGTCTCGGGCGGAACGGGAATCTACTACAGTGCAAACACTATCTTTATCATTGGACGACAACAAGAGAAGGATGGGCAAGAGGTAACTGGTTACAACTTCGTTATCAACGTCGAGAAGTCCAGATTCTCCCGAGAGAAGTCAAAGATTCCTATCACTGTTATGCACGATGCCGGTATCTCTCGTTGGTCAGGACTACTAGACATGGCTCTGGAATCTGGTCATGTAATCAAACCGTCTAACGGTTGGTACTCCAGAGTAGACATGGATACCGGTGAAGTTGAGGATAAGAAGTTCCGTGAAAAGGACACTAACTCATCTGATTTTTGGTTAAGGGTTTTACAACAACCTACCTTTCGCGGTTGGGTAAAGTCAAAGTATCAAGTAGGCAACACATCGATTCTTTCCGATGAAGCACTTGATACCGAACTGGATGAGATGTTGGAGGAATAATGAAAAAAGAACTTGATGAATTTCTAGTAAAGAAGTATCCAAAGATCTTTCGTGATCGTTACGGCGATATTCGAAACACCTGCATGGCTTGGGGGTTTGAAATTGGTGATGGTTGGTTCAACATCATTGATGCAATGTGTGCCAACATTCAGGGTCACATAAATCACTCTCGCCGTGATCGTGCCAATGCACTAAAATTCAATCGTGCATTGGCTCGAGCGAAGAAAGGCGACATGGCTGGTCTTTATCACTATCACAACTACAGTCGTAAAGAAGAATTATCGGAATACACGATAAAGACAGCACATGAAAGTCTTGAAAGAGGCAAGGAACGACAAGTTCGCGCCGCATGTCCCCAAGTTATTGCCACTCAGGTAAAGGAAAAATTTGGTACCTTGCGTTTTTACTACGATGGTGGTGATGAATATGTTAGAGCTATCGAAAACATGGCAGACTCAATGAGTGCCAGGACCTGCGAGGTTTGTGGCAATCCGGGTAAGGTATATCGTGATGGGTGGCATAGTACCCTATGTCCCACACATGCTAAAGAACAACACCGCGAAGAGGAACAAGATGACGTTTGAAACAACTATCAAAGAAATCGAAATCAACGGTAGACCCGAATACGAGATTAGATTTATCAACTCCGAATTTTCTGATCTATCTTTCAAGTATGGTGAGGTAAAATTCAATGAAGACGACAAGCAAGAAAGCGCGACTCTATCTTTTGAATATGATATAATTGAAGGAGAGAAGCCCGGTGCTGATAGGCTACCTGCATTTGAAAAGATGCTGGGAGACTATCTTGTACATCTTATCACTGAGCAGATCTCAAAGCGAGAGTTGGTATTCAAAGGCGGAACAAGCGAGGAATGATGCGTTTAGAAGACAAGATTATTGCTGGTCTAATTTTTGATGAGGATTACACTCGAAAGGTTATGCCTTTTATTAAGGCAGAATATTTCGAGGCTCGGAATGATCAAGTCATTGTAAAGGAGATTATCAAGTTTTTCTCTGATTACAACAAGCTAGCGTCAAAGGACATTATTGAGATTGAAGTTCTTAACAGAAAAGACATCTCCCAGAAGGAAGCAAAAGAGATCCCAGAACTGTTGAATGGGCTGGTTTACAACGAAAAGAATACTGATTGGTTGTTGCATGAAACGGAAAAATTCTTCCAGAAAAGAGCCGTATTCATTGCAATCCTAAATAGCATTCAAATTATCGAGGGTAACGACACTAAACACACAGAGGACGCAATTCCGTCTTTGTTGCAGGAAGCACTTGCTGTTACATTCGATATGCAAGTCGGGCATGACTACTTGGAAGATTCCGATGCTCGTTATGACTTCTATAACAAGAAAGAAGAAGGCATCAAGTTTGATCTTGATCTACTGAACCGAATTACCGGAGGAGTGGGGCTACGTAAGTCTACTCTAACAGCAATTGCCAGTAAAACGGGTGGTGGTAAGAGTCTCATGATGTGTCACATATCCGCAGCCACGTTGATGCAGGGTAAGAACGTTCTTTATATCACGATGGAAATGAGTGAAGAGCGCATCGCGGAACGTATTGATGCTAATCTATTCAACACACCCATTCAAAATCTAAGGAGTCTTGATAAGGCTACTTTCGATAGCAGAGTACAGCGCATTCGTGACAAGACGCAAGGGCGATTGGTTGTCAAGGAATATCCTACCGGATCCGCACACGCTGGACATTTCCGGGCATTGATTGAGGAACTGAAGGCAAAGAAAAACTTCATCCCAGATCTTGTTGTTATCGACTACCTAAATATCTGCTCGTCTCAGCGTATTAGGAATTCGTCCAATGCAAATTCATATACGATTATCAAGAGCATCGCCGAGGAGATTCGAGCGATTGCGCAAGAATACAAGTTTCCCATTCTAACTGCCACACAGTTGAACCGAGGTGGTATTGATAGTTCGGATGTTGAGATGACTGATACGTCAGAATCAATTGGCTTGGTACATTCCTTAGATTTGTACCTTGCATTGATTCGTACAGAGGAACTGGACCAGCTTAATCAAGTACTCGTGAAACAGCTAAAGAACAGGTACGGCGATCCAAACATGTACAAGCGGTTCGTTGTTGGGCTTGATGCCAGTAGAATGAAATTCTACGATGTTGAGCAATCCGCCCAGAAGAACATATCGGACTCGGGTAAGCAAGAAGAAGATGATGCTCCGATGTTCGATAATTCTAAATTTGGTAAGCGATTGAAAACAGAAGGCTTCATCTTCTAAACCAAGAATCCCATAAATAGTAGAGATACATTTATGGGATTCTTCTATGTTCGAACGATTCAAAGATTTTCTTTACGCAAGAGCTCTTGCTGAAGCAGTTGGTCAAGGCGGTCGTGATTACGAAGTAGTAGTCAACGATAAGCTAAAGAAGCACGGCAAAGCCGATAAAGACGCAAAAACTGCTGGTTCATCTGCAGATGCTCCCGACGCCAAGTTCCGCCACAACGGCAAAGAGCACAACCTGGAAGTAAAAGCAGACCACAAAGCCATGTTTGGTCAGCTTGAACTTAAGCATGATGGTGCAAAGTGGGACATTTCCCCCAGGTCCAAGACAAAGTATCCACACACCGCAGACGCAATTCTTTCTACTGGCTTTCTCAAGAAGATAAACCAGAAGTGGGGTAAGCCTACTGGTGATTACGACTCAGATCTCCAACAAGGTAACGTCTACCACGACCACCATGATGCCGAGCCAATAAAGGCACACTACGGCAAGGATCGCAAAACAGACTACATTCAAATTGGTGGTGGACATGGCTTCTACCACACAGGTAATGACGCAGCTGGATTGGGTTCACCTGAACTAGAAGGTAAGACTCAATTACGTGCTAGAATGAAGTACAGAGGCACAGACAAAGGCGGCAAGAAGAAATACGGTGCTTTGATAGTTATGTCTCTTAAGGATGCAGATAAATCGCATCATGATCTAGACGCAGAACCAGCGGAGAAGAAATAATGGCGGGCGAAGCAGCAGAACGACAAGAGAACGGCATAGTAAAAGCCGTTTCTGACGCAGTAAAGAAAAATAAAGGAAATCCTATCACTGTTGTTGCGGGTAAAACAAAAATTTCTAGTGTCACCTCGGCAAGAAAAGCTACACATCTAAGACAACAGGGTGGGTCCGAACCTTATATTGATGTTCTTTTAGGTATACATGGCGAAGATGAAATAGGACTTTCTTGTAAAGGCAAGTCAGCACCATCTCTTGCGGGTGGTGGATTGTCAGGATTAGAATTGGCAGTTCCTGGTATTGCAAAGAAGTTCATGACATCTGCATTTAACCACCTATCAAAGAAGTTGAAATTACAACCTGGCGATAAAGTACCTGACGTATACGGAAAAATTGGCAGTGCCGACAAAGTAAAAATTGTCGTTGGAAACAAGAAGATGGGTGGTCCTATAGACTACATGTTCGTGGGTACAATGGATGTTAGAGCAACATACGACCAAGCAAAGAACGAACTAACGTTTGGCGATACAGAGATAACCCCTGCTAAAAAATATGCCGAGGAGCATGAACTTTACTTTAGACTAAGAGCCAGAAGAGAGGATCAACGATTTGATCCTACATCTAAAGACAAAGACGGCTCTCCTAAAATTTACGGCAAGAGCCCAAGCAGAGGAGACTCGGCAGGTAGAATTGTTGTACAAGACAAAACACCTTCTAATGCGGTTATTGTAAACATATGAAAACTTTCAAATCATTCCTAGTAGAGGCAGAAGCAGTTGTTGGCGTAAAAGCAGGTCACATGACTCACCTCGAAGATCTAGTTTTTGACCTTGGCGTAGAGGGTACCCGTAAAGCAATCAACTTCATGCGTGATGTTAGAGACATGCTTTCCCAGGGTACTGGTCAAAAGAAGGCAGTTGCAACAGTAAAGTTCGATGGTGCGCCAGCATTGATCGCGGGTATCAATCCAGAGAACGGAAAGTTCTTCGTGGCAAAGAAGGGCATCTTCAACAAGAACCCTAAGTTGTATTACTCACATGCCGACATTGATGCAGACACACAAGGCGATCTTGCAAACAAGCTAAAAGTTGCATTCACAGAGTGCAAGAAACTTGGTCTAACATCTGGTGTATACCAGGGAGACATCATGTTCACAAGCGATAGTCTCAAGCTTGAAAAGATAGACGGTGTTGACTACGTTACGTTTCACCCAAACACGATCGTCTATGCTGTACAAAAAGAATCAGCGCTTGGTAGACAGATTAGAAGAGCCAATATTGGCATTGTGTGGCACACCACATTTGAAGGCGATACAATTGCTACACTAAAGCCAACCTTTGGCAAACCAATTATAGACAAGTTCAAGAAAAACCAGAGTAGTTGGATGGAAGATGCAACATTCAAGGACGTAACAGGTGTTGCAACATTCACTGATGCCGAGAGAAAAGACTTTGATTCTAAGTTGTCTCAGATTGGCACAATGTTCCAGAGAATGCCCTCAACTGTTGTAAACGCAATACACAAGGATGAGACACTTCTTACACTAGTTCATACCTACAATAACAGCAAGATTAGAGCTGGTGAGCGTGTTACTGATATTCCGAAACACGTTGACGGGTTGTATGACTTCATCTTCGAGAGATACGAAAAAGAAAAGAAGGGTTTGAAGACACCTGCTGCAAAGACA